AAGAAAGATGAGAAGTAATGGGGAACAATTAAATAAAAAACCAAGAATAGAACTCTCAACTATTCATGCCGCTAAAGGAGGTGAATGTCAGAATGTAGTACTCCTTACTGATCTTACTAAAACTACTTTAGAAACATACCATCAAAATCCTGATGATGAGAATAGATTATTTTATGTGGGTGCAACACGTACAAAAGAAAATTTACACATTATAGAACCAAAGCGCGCTGAAAAAGCATTTATCCTATGAAGCCATATGACAAACAAATCGGTGGATCACACTATCAGAATTTTAAAATTCAGCCAAGTAAATTTGTAATCGAAAACGAGTTGCTATACCCGGAAGGATGCGTTATAAAATATATCTTGAGACACAGATTGAAAGGAAAAAAACAAGATTTAGAAAAAGCAATTCACTTTATAGAAATGATTATTGAAAGAGACTATCCTAAAGATTTTTTAGAAGAAGCTGAAAAAGAAAAGAAAGAATTAGAAGAATCATATCAAGAAGCGAAAAGACAGACAGAAGAACGGAAATCCAACGAATGGATTAAAGGGTATAACAAATGGAAGAAAAATAAATGATCCAACAACCACTTTTCAAACCACAAACCGAATGGCTACCACCCGAAGAATTTCCAGATCTATTTAAGTATGATGAAATTTCAATAGACCTAGAAACTAAAGATCCTAATTTAAATATAAGCAGGGGCTCTGGTTCTGTTGTAGGAGTAGGAGAAATCGTAGGGATAGCAGTAGCTGTTAAAGATTGGTGTGGTTATTATCCAATTGCTCACGAAGGTGGGGGCAACATGGATCGTAAAAAAGTCTTGAAATGGTTTCAAGGTGTATTAAATACACCAGCAATAAAAATCTTTCACAACGCCATGTATGACGTTTGTTGGATTCGCGCGTTAGGTTTAAGTATCAGCGGTAAAATAGTAGACACGATGATTGCATCGGCCCTTGTTGATGAAAATCAAATGCGCTATGACTTAAACAACTGCTCTAAAAGATACACCGGAAAAGGAAAGAATGAAACAGATTTATATGCAGCTGCAAAAGATTGGGGTGTTGACGCCAAGGCAGAAATGTATAAACTACCTGCCATTTATGTCGGTGCATACGCAGAAAAAGATGCAGAAATAACTTTAGCACTTTGGCAAGAACTTAAAAAAGAAATTAATCTTCAAGATATAAATTCAATCATGGATATGGAAACAGAATTGTTTCCGTGTCTAGTAGATATGAAATTTAAAGGCGTTCGCGTGGATGTGGAAGCAGCGCATAAATTGAAAACCACATTAGTTGAACAAGAAAAACAATCATTACAAGAAGTAAAAAAAGAAACAGGAATAGATACCCAAATATGGGCAGCAAGATCCATTGCACAAGTTTTTGATAAGCTAAACTTAGACTACGACACAACTGAGAAAACATCTGCTCCTTCCTTTACTAAAAATTTTTTACAGAATCACCCCCACCCACTAGTGAAACACATAGCCCGGGCTCGTGAAATAAACAAGGCCCATACCACTTTCATTGATACCATAATAAAACATTCTTACAAAGGAAGAATCCATGCAGAAATTAATCAGCTGAGAGGAGATAATGGTGGAACCGTAACCGGAAGGTTTAGTTATTCAAATCCAAATTTACAGCAAATTCCAGCACGAAACAAGGATCTCGGACCAGCTATTAGATCCTTATTTATACCTGAGGAAGGCCATACATGGGGTTGTTTTGACTATTCTCAGCAAGAGCCTAGGCTGGTAGTGCATTATGCAACTTTACAGAATCTCTACGGAGTGGACGAAGTCTTAGAGGCCTACCGCGAAGGTGACGCCGACTTTCATGACATTGTCGCTGACATGGCAGAGATACCTAGATCACAAGCTAAGACAATTAACTTAGGTTTATTTTATGGGATGGGTAAAAATAAATTACAAGCAGAGCTAGGAGTATCAAAAGATAAAGCTCAAGAACTATTCAGACAATATCATTCTAAAGTTCCATTCGTAAAACAACTGATGGATAATGTGATGCGTCGTGCAGAAGATTCCGGAAAAGTAAGAACTCTTTTAGGACGTCTTTGTCGTTTCCATCTATGGGAACCAAATCAATTCGGGATTCATAAAGCATTACCTCATGATGCAGCACTTAGGGAACACGGACCAGGGATCAAGAGAGCTTACACTTATAAAGCATTGAATAAATTAATCCAAGGTAGCGCAGCTGACATGACCAAAAAAGCTATGATTGAATTATATAAAGAAGGAATAATTCCTCACATACAAGTACACGATGAATTAGACATATCTGTCAAGGATAAATCGCAAGCAGAATTAATAAAAAGCATTATGGAAGATGCTGTTTCTCTTGAAGTTCCTAATAAAGTAGACTATGAATCTGGGCCCAATTGGGGTACAATAAAAGAAAAATAGGAGAAAACTATGGATCATGTAAAAAAAATATTAACATGGGCTAACGCTAATAAACAGAAATCTGTTATTATTGTTGTCTTTGTTATCGCAATAATCGCCTTATTAAACTAATTTATGCATGGCCTATTTAAATGCAAACATTCCTGTGATGTATTCACAGATCAGGAGAGAGTATCTCTATGATCTTAAAGAACATCATGGAGAAGTGGAAGACTGCATTATATTTGGCCTGGCATCGATTACAGGGCGCCCTATACTCTTTCATGCAATTATGGAGAACGGTGCGGTATTCTATCGCCTACCAATCTCTGCGTTTATTCAAAGAGGATTTAATGCAAAAGAAGTTCCTAGATATAGGCTTGATGAACTGGTTCTATGGAATTGTTTCAGTTACTATCCTAGCGTTACTTCTTTTGATATCCTAGACGGACAATCTGGAAAGTTTTTTGGAAAAGATAAGAAAACCCATCCGGGTGCATATCTTTTTACAGTTGACTGGGCACATCCAGAGAGTAATATAGTAGATACAGATCATTCTGAAATACCGCATGAACATAAGTGCGCCCACATCCTCGCTTTAAAGGATGGAAATTATGCTGCACAACCTAACAATCGTATCCTCTGGGATATACCTTCGTTTACAGTAAAAGACGAGGTACCCGATTGGAAAGTGCAAACCTCAGATTGGAATGTGGAAGACACAGGTAAATGGAAAACAGAAGATACCGATAGGTACTTCTACAACATTGAGAAAAAAGATGAAGAAGTGTGAAAATTGTAATTGTAATTGTCACTGCGCTACAGAAAAACACGGAGATGTGTATGGAGCATGTACATGTCAAAACTGTAAGTGTCGTGAAGTAAAATCTGAAGGTCTTGTAGTAGATGAGACCGGAGAATGTGAAAGTTGTCAATAATGAAAAAAATATTTTTAATACTATGCCTATTTGCATTTACTTCCTGTGTTGCAGTAGGACCTAGATGTACTTACACACAAGAAGGAACTAAACTTTCATCTTGGATTTGGTTTACAAAAGAAATACCAGTAGACCTAAGCAAAGATAATTGTAATTAATATGAATGATAGGATTATTGCGGCACTCTTGGCTATTCTCATCGCACTCTCTGGCTGGAGTCTCACGACAACAGTCGGTCTTAAGTCAGATGTTGCAGTTCTTAAAGAAAAAGTATCGGGGATTGAAAATGAAATTCAGGACTTTAAAAATTTTAAGGGCAAGAAGAATCGCAAGAAGAAGAAAAAAAACAACTGAGAAGGGCATACAGGCTTTGATAATTGGCCTAGCATTGGTTCTTTTTCTTTTAGTTGGCTGTGAAAACGGAGCAAGACATTCCATAGAGATAACAGAATCTACAGATCATACTTCAGGTGACGATGGGGGAAAATTAAAGTATAAGATTATTTGGGGAAGTACAAAACATAAGGATTAAATGGAATTAGGTAAAGCCAGAAGCACAGAAGACATCATTAAAGATATCAAAGCTACTTTAGAATCTAAAGTAAAAGATAATGTAGCAGTTCATGGAGGAGAGATTAATTTTCTTTCCTATGAAAAAGGTATCGTAAGATTACAGATGGCTGGAGCCTGTTCAGGCTGCGCTATGAGTAAGAAAACACTTCAAGAAGGTGTAGAAAGATTACTTACGCATTATGTTCCTGAAGTAATAGGTTTATTAAGTGAAGATGATGAAGAAGCGAAACATAAAGGTTATTCACCTTATTTTCCCAAGGAAGTAAATGTCTAAACAACCCTTAACAATTTCAGAAGAAGCTAAAGTTCAAATGCCTATGAAGACGGTTGCCAGCCTCATCGCGCTGGTCGCGATCGGGACCTGGGCTTTCTTCACCATTCAGGAAAAATTAAATACACACGCAACTAAACTACAAATTATGGAGAAGGATCTCGAAATGAATTCAGAGTTCAGAATAAAATGGCCTCGTGGATTACTCGGATCCTTACCCCGCGGATTCAGAGCAGTTCATGCTGATCGAAGAATTATATAAACAAACTGACAAGCAACAGGAAAGAATTGATGGTATGTTACACAATGAAGTTAATATAAAAGCTTTAGAAAAAGCTGTTGATAAGTTACAATCAGATGTGGAAAAATTAAAAGATAAACAAAGAGAATTTGGTAATGGAGGTACTCACTAATGGAAGAAGTAATTATATGCGTAGCACTTTGTCTCTTCATGAATGGAGAGTTAGTCGAGCACACATACCAAAAATCCATGAGCGACTGCCTCAAGGCCAAGCGGATCGCGATGCGTACGATCGAGCCCGAGCGCATTCAATTTAAATGCGGTGCAAATATTAAGGCAAAAGTAGAATACATAGAAGAAAAAGGACAAACTCAAGGCCGTATACGAATTGTAGAAGTTCTGGATCATGGATATGAAAGCGATAGTTATGAGTCAGAATCGCGAGGAGAAGGTGGTAACTCAGCGTATTAAAAAAAGAAACTTTATTGCTAAAGCTTTAAAGTTCTTTACACCTAAAGTTATAAAAGATAAAAAGAAGTATAGGAGAAAAGATAAACATGTTCGGACACGATCCTTTTGGCAAAGCACTTGATGTAGCGGCACAAGTTACGGGTGGCGTATGTCCTACCTGTTCTTATGAAACTATGTTTGTATCTTTAAGTCCTGAAATATATAGATGCATGAATTGTGGTGCTGATTGCAAACAACACATTAATGGCAGTATAAAATATTTACCTGCCATCACTA